GTATCAGGTATTAGAATGCTAGGTCAGCCGTTACGCATATCTGCCGAAAGAGTTCACCGACCTAGTTCTTGAAATGTTTCACAATAAAACAGAGCTGAAAGGGGTGGACGCATATCTATACGCAAGATATAAGGAAATGTTTAATGCATTATACGGAATGACGGCACAGGACCCTGCTAAAATACGATATATCTATGATGGCGAATGGAAGCAATCTGAGACGGATAGAGAAGAACAGTACAACGATGATATTAAGCATAATTTCCTGACCTATATGTGGGGAGTCTGGTGTACCGCATGGGCTCGCAGAGATCTGGAAGATGGTATACGTTTAGTCCACGATACTCCGGGAGCATTTTTCATATATTGCGATACGGATAGTGTAAAATATACTGGAGTTGTTGACTGGTCACACATTAACGAGACATTAGACAAAATATCAGAAGAAAGAGGAGGGGTTGCATATGATAAAAAGAGAGTCAAACATACCCTTGGCGAGTGGGAGTTTGACGGATACTATGTCATATTTGTCACGTGGGGGGCTAAAAGATATTCCTATATCGATAAAGATGGTCTACACATTACCTGCGCCGGAGTTCCTAAAGCCATGGGAGTGTCTGAATTACTCAGCGCAGGAGGAATTGATGCCTTTAAGCCGGGATTTATTTTCAGATCAGGAAAGTTAGAAGCGGTTTATAATGATTATGATTATGGAACATATACTACCCCAGACGGGATAGCGGTTAGAGTGACCAAGAATGTATGCTTACGCCCTACCACCTATCTGCTGTCTCTTACAGAGGATTATATGTCATTACTGCAAGATGTGAAAGAAAAACACTTGACATTAATGCGAAAAAATGGTAAGATAATGGTGTGAGGAGCCATAACTTTTCATGCTATACTTTTCCTTTCTAATTTAACATACACAAGTTCCGGTGTTTTGTGGCAGACGCACGGCAATGCGGGAGGGTTCGACTCCCTCCGCCGGAATTCCAATGTTTCACGTGAAACATTGAGATAAGAAAAAGGAGACGATAACTATGACAAAGAAAGAAGCAAGAGGGTACATTTCACGCACCGTAACCACATGGGATTGTGAATTCAACGATGGACACCATGAGGTCAGAGAAAAGATGCCGAAAGCATCCGAAATGAAAGATATTCGGTCCATGTCGCCAATTCAGAAGTTATACGCTATTTCACCAGAGGTGTTCATGGCGAATGCTGAGGAGGTGACAGACTAATGGCATTTACGATCATAAATCAATCTAGAGAACTGTCAAGAGCTGAACGAGCTGCATTGTTTGTCAATCACAGCCAGTCCATTAAGGATTGCGACGGGCAGACATTGATTGTGACCGCAGTATGTGAGTATGAGAAAGAAAATGCTTCCGGAGATGCTGTACATCTTATGGGGTTCCTGTTAGACGATGGAACCGCCGTAACTACATCGTCCCCAACTGTAATGAGGTCATTCAATGAGATCGTTGACAGTCTGGGCATTGATACTGCAGAAGAAAACATCCCGTTACGTGTGATTAGCGGGGTAACTAAATCTGGAAGGACATATTTTGATGTGGAATACGACTCAACTCTTGGATAACATGTATACGGAGCAAGGGTACCTAAATATGGGGGCTGTTATAGACAGTCCCTTTCCATTTATTTTTGTTTTAGGTCCTCGGGGGACTGGGAAGACATATGGGGCCATTGACTATTGTATAGACAATGAAAAAACGTTCATATTATTACGTAGGACGCAGACACAGATTGACATTGTGTCGAAAGAAGAATTTTCACCTGTAAAACCGAACATGGTGGAGCGTGGATGTTATTTCAAGCGTGCGTCATTATGTAAGCAAGTGAGCGCTAATTATTTTGCAGATGCAGATGGAGAAATTATCGACAACAATCCATTTTTCTATACGGCAGCGCTGTCTACGTTTTCCAACCTTCGGGGTTTTTCGTTGGAAGATGCTAAAATTATTATCGCAGACGAAATCATAGGGGAACCGACTGAGCGGGAAATTAGAAATGAGTACATGGCGTTCTGTAACTGTTACGAAACCGTGAACCGGAACCGGGAGCTAAAGGGCGCAGAACCATTGAAATTCGTAGGGCTAGCGAATAGTTTTAATTTGGCTAATCCTATATTTATAGGGCTGCAGATTGTAAACGATGTGTTTGATATGCTGAACAACGGGGAGCAGGTATTTGCCGATGAGGAACGTGGACTGCTGGTTGTATGCCCTAGCCGGACACCGATTTCAGAGAAGAAAGCCGATACCGCATTATACCGCCTGTCACGGGGAAGCGAATATGCCGAAATGGCGTTAAATAATAAATTCGTTTATGATGTCCCGGAGAATATTGGGAAGCGACCGATCAATGAATACAAGCGCATTGTAAAAATCGGAGAAATTACGGTATGTCGTCATAAGTCTAACGGGACCTATTATGTTACAACAGACCGCAGATGCGGGACGGCTAGCTATGAATACACCACATCTGACAATGATGTCATACGTTGTCGCATGGCGCATGGTGTGTTATATGTGCGGCATATGCAGCATAGGGTGTTTTTTGAAAATTACGTGAGCCAGGTACTATTTGAAAAATTTTTCTGTAAAAATAGTTGACATTTCGCAGAAAGCGCGCTATATTGTATGTGAGGGGCGGACAACACAAGGCCCGGAAGGCCGTCCGTGGTGGGGTGCCGCCCATGCCCTCTTAAAAGTATAAAGGAGGGGACATGGATTTTCAGAGCGTAGTAACTGCCATATCGACAGTAGGTTTCCCAGCGGTAGTGTGTATCATATTGCTGTATATAAACTATAAGCAGAATGAGCAGCACAAAGAGGAGCTGACAAAAGTCACAGAAGCATTGAATAACAATACAGTAGCATTGACGAAACTATCTGACATGATTAATAACACAGAAGCATAAGGAGTATATATGAAAGCGGATGAGATTATCGCACTGGCAAAGGCCGGATTTACGCAGGATCAGATTGTAGCGCTGAGCGGGTTAGTAGGGAAACAGGAACCGAAACAGGAACCGAAACAGGAACCAAAACAGGAACCAAAACAAGAACCAAAACAGGAAGAAGTACAGTTACCAGAAAACGACCCCATTTTACAGGAACTTCTGGGGATTAAAAAACTGATACAGAATAACAATATACGAACTGACGGCTACAGCGGACAAGTGAAAGATGCTGATAGTATATTGGCATCGATGATTAGGCCGCCGAAAAAGGAGAAATAATGGCATTATTAGAATTAGATTTTAATGATCTATCAACGGTGCTGAATTCCCTTGTGCATCAGGCCACAGGGCAGACGGCACAGGCTGTAGTTGATACATCCAGTTTTATCTCAGTTGCACAGACCGCACTAAAGGCCGGATATGACCCGTTAGCAACTGCTATCAGTCAGTTGCTATCCCGGACTATTTTTTCTGTCCGTCCATACGAACGTAAGTTCGGAGGATTAGAGGTATCTAACATCCAGTATGGAAATCATGTGCGGAAACTGACCACGGTGGATAAGGACTGGGAGCAGGACAAGCGTTTCGAGCTGACGGACGGCGCATCAGTCGACCAGTACGCGGTAAACAAACCGAAGGTGTTACAGACTAATTTTTACGGCGCGAACACCTACGCAAAATCACTGACCATTTATCGAGACCAGTTAGACAATGCGTTCACCGGGCCTGACCAGTTCCAGTCATTCCTGGCAATGATTATGCAGAATGCGTCCGACATGATTGAGCAGGCGCATGAGTCTACAGCCCGGATGACTATTGCTAACCTGATTGGTGGTGTAATAGATCTGGCTAATGGACCGCAGGTTCGGCATCTGGTTACGGAATATAATTCCTATATTGGAAGTAAAACCGCGCTAACATTGCAGCAGCTGAGAGCGGCCGATGTGTACCCGTCATTTATTAGATGGGTGATGGCGCAAGTGAAATCACAGTCCAGTCTGTTAACAGAACGTACTACCAGGTACCACCAGAACTTCACAAATTATACAGTGGCCAGACACACACCTGTATCTGACCAGAAACTGTATATGTATAATGATGACAGATACAACATCGAAACACAGGTAATGGCCACTACATTCAACAACAATTTCCTGGACATTATCGATTATGAAACTGTAAATTATTGGCAGTCTATCCAGACACGTGATGGGCTGAACGTAACACCTGCATATACAGGCGCAGACGGTACTGCAAAAACAGGTACTGCGGTTAATAAGAGTAACATTTTTGCGGTGCTGTTTGACCGTGAGGCCGCAGGATATACAGTTGTGAACGAATGGGCACAGCCCACGCCGTTCAATGCAGGTGGCGGTTACTACAATCAGTTCTGGCATTTCACAGATCGGTATTGGAACGATTTTACCGAAAATGCTGTAGTATTTCTCATGGACTAGCAATTTGAAAGGAGGTGAGCGGGCATGGCATTTCCCGCAGTTTTCAGTCAATTTTCCAAGCGGGTTAATTCCACGGCCCGCCCTGCGTCCAGCGGGACTACGGTCAATGTTGAACTTAAATCCCCGTGTAGCATCATTAGGCCGCAGCTGGAGTTAGCACCGATTAGCGGAGTTAATTACACCGCATTAAATTATTGTTACATTGGGAAGTGGAACCGTTACTATTGGGTCGATGATTGGGCATGGGAAAATGGATTATGGGTAGCATCATTACATATTGATGTATTAGCATCGTGGAAAGACAATATCGGGGCAAGTACATTATATGTGTTACGGTCTGCCAGCAATTATGATCTGGATGTGGTAGACCGGATGTATCCGGCGAAATGTGGTCCGGCTTATGCCGAAACGTCTGCGGCAATCCCGGGCTGGGCAGCAACGCAAAATCTGATTGCCGGGTGGTTCGTGATTGGGTTGATCAACGGGGATAATTCATCGAATTCATACGGTTCGGTTTCGTACTATGCGCTGAATTATAACCAGATGCGTTCACTACTGTCCTATATGTTTTCCGATGTTACGGCGTGGGACGATATTTCGGATTTGTCGGGCGATATTGCGAAACCATTTTTGGATCCGATGCAATATATTACTACCTGTATGTTTTTCCCGATACAATTTTCAACGGCGGCGATAACAGCAGTGCCCTTGAAATTCGGATACTGGGAGGCAACATCTGGTTGTACCGGGTACCCTCTGGGATCGGCAGCTAACACACTGGCGTGGACACCAGCAGCTATTACATTAGCACGGCCAGCCAACCCATATGCATCCAGGGGACAATGGGTGTACATGGAGCCATTTGCAAGCTACAAGTTAGTGGTGTGGCCTTGGGGCGTGATTGATTTGCCGTCTGCCGCCATAACAGCATCTGGCGTGCGGTTGAGAATGTATGTTGATTATATTACAGGTATCGGGACACTGAATGTATACAATAACATTAGCGGGACAACTGGCGGGGAATACAGTCAGTTGATATGTAGCAAGCAATGCCAGTTCGGAACGCCGATGTCGTTGTCACAGATTGTAACACAATTCATACCGTCTGATGTATTGGAATACGCACGGGCTGCTGGAGCAGCGGTTAGCACGGCTATACTGGGGGACGCACAGGGGATTGGAAATGTTGTCGGAATGTCTGCTACTACCGCACAATCATCAGGATCGAACGGTGGCGTATGTCAATCACTAATCATGGGCGGTACGGCATATTTACAGATGCAGTATTTCGAACCGGTGGACGAAAACCTGGATGAAAACGGACGTCCATTAATGGCTAACGTCCAAATCAGTACGTTGTCTGGATATTGTATTGTGATGGATGGTGATGTCCGACTTCCCGGAACATCAGAGGAAATTACAGCGGTACGACAATTCCTGGAAGGGGGGTTTTACTATGAATGAATTACAGACTGCAATTACGAAATTTCCGGATACTGTCAATGTTGCCATGGCCGTGATCGTTGGGTTTTACGGAAATGGGGCAGAAAGAAAAGAAAAGTTAGAGGCCGAGGGATATGACTACGATGCAGTACAGGAATGTGTAAACGAAATTTTGAAGGTTTTCCAAAAATATGAATGATATGAATGATTGGATAAAATTCACTGTTATATTTTTCATATTACTGATAGTAATATCTGTAATAGTTAACATAGACGACTGATAGACCGATAGGAGTAAGTATGGCAGAATGGATATACCGGATAGGCGGGACAGGAACTGCGCTGACGCAAGACGAACAAAACAATAACGCTGAATGTTTCTACGGACTAATGAACCGCAAATATGGGTGGTCCCTGGAAGCTATTTGCGGCGCACTGGGCTGCTTCCACGAGGAGTCAATGTTGAACCCCGGTATCTATGAAACATCACACGGGGGCGACCTGTCCGGACTGCCATATTTCCCAGGCGGTATGGGGCTGGCGCAATGGACAGATTATCCCCCGTACGAGGGAAGATACCCTAACCCCCTTCCATGGTCTGCTGACCGTGAGGGGGAGGATTGGTATAATGGGAATTTCCAGGGATGGTTGCTGACCAAGGCAGACGATAATAATTACACTTCCATGGGATACGGTCAGGGGCCTCGTTGGGGGTGGCAGCAGTCATCCAGCTATCCATCAATCTCATTCAGGCAATATATAACCGAAACCAACTATAGCATTGAACTGATGACGGAATACTGGTTTTTCGATTTCGAATGGCATTATTATGATGTCCCGTCCGGTTATCTGACATCACGGAAAGAATGGGCAAACTATTTTTACGATTATTTAAAAGGGCGTAATCCGGAAGTTCCGGGAGGAGGGGGTACTCCGGTTGACCCGAGTGACCCGACATCGTCACCGTGGTACATGTATACAATATTAAAGACTAATAGGATGCGACAGAAGCGCAGGAATAACGGGAGGACATATGGTAAACAGCGGAACTATCCCGGCATCGTATAATTATATTAACGCATATAATAGCATAGCATCCCCAAGTACTATTCATTCACGCAATGTTAATTTGGTACGGTATTTTGAACGCTATCTATTCCAGCGTGCGATGGCCCCTATCAAAATTACATTGCCTGATACGTGGGCAGAAAATTATTTCAACACATTGATGTACTACTGGGGATATATCGCAGTGATTAATACTGACCGATACGGGGTTATCTGCCAGGGATGTGGACTAGGAGGTTATAACATATTCTATCAGCCCCAATGGGTAATTATCAGCAACCCACTTCTCAAGGGACAAATCCGGGCAGTCATTGATGAGGACTGCGCATTAATCAGATTACAGCCAGACTACGGAGGGATATATGACATTGTGTCTTATTATGCTGACCTGATGGCGATTGTTTCGGAAGCAGCTATGTATTCCGCTGTCAATTCCAAAGTGGCATATCTGTTTGCTACCAGCAATAAGAGCGGTGCTGAGACAATGAAAAAAGTGTATGACAATATCAGTTCCGGGAATGTGGCACAGTTTGTCGACAAAACGCTATTCAATGAGGACGGCAGCCCAAACTGGATTATGTTTAACCAGTCCGTGAAAGATACCTATATTGTTACGGACTGTCTACAGGACCTTAAACAGATTGAGCAGCAGTTCGACGAACAGATCGGGATCCCGTCTGTGGTGAACAAAAAGGAACGTATGATTACAGCAGAAGCTAACAGTAATAATTTTTCAACCATGAGCAACGTAGTACTATGGCTGGAGAGTATCCAGAAGGGATGCGAAACTGCCAACAAAATGTTCGGACTTAACATGTCCGCTGAATGGAGAGAGGGTTGGAGTCCAGATGGCAACGCTATCAATATTGGGAATGTATGAATATGATAATACTATAATGGATGGACTGATTAATAATCTGCCCACTCCAGACAAGGTCCCGGTTGACTCATACCCCGGACTATTCTACACGCCGGAAGCGCTGGACAGTGACGCATTAATCACGGAATTGTTGCTGGAATGCGCAGAGCTGGAGGTGTTATATCCATCATCCACTACCATGGCGCAGGCGATTAACGTGTGGGCGATTACGCACAAAAAGGTATGGCAGGATTACTACAATACTATGTGGTATCGGTACAATCCGATCTGGAATAAGGACGGAACAATCACACGGACAGAAACGGAAGAACGAAACCTTGCTACCAGTGACGCTACTACGGGATCCGATGTGGAAGAACGGAATTTGACCACAGAAGCCACATCTAATAGCACCAGAACAGACGACTTATCGGAAAATATAACCAGGGAACGTAATCTAACATCTTCGAATGACCACAAAGTTGCCGGCTATAATTCTAATACTTTAGTGGCCAGTACATCTGATAGTGGAACAGAAGGTGGAAATGAGACAACAACACGTACCAATACAGGAACACAGAAAAACGAAACATCATTAGACCAGACGGACGGCGGAAGCACGACATACAAGCACGGAACTACACGGAACGGGACAGATACTGGAACTATCACACGAACATACAAAGATGTTGAGACAGGTAACATAGGAATTACAATGACACAACAGATGATCGATGCGGAACGAGAGACGGTGAAATTCAATATGTATGATATGATTATCAGCGAATTCCGTGAGCGGTTTTGTTTACTGATATACTAGATAGGAGGTCGAAAAGATGGGATTGTTAGAACAATTTCCTTATACCAATTTTCATGAATTGAACTTGGATTGGCTGTTGCGAAAAACTAAGGA